TTAGTTGCAGCAGAAGGAGCGTATGGATCAACGAAAACTTTGAAACGACCATTCAAAGTTCCAACCATTGTGGAACCAGAATCATCTGCATCAAAATTGTTACCAGAAGGTTGTCCGGACAGCTGACCTGCCATTGCTAATGCAGATGCTACATCAGAAGAAGTAATAAGAATATTACCTTTTCCTCTGCGAGTATCTTTAGCAATTGCGTTTGCTTCACGTTCAATCTGGAACATCAAGCCTTTGAACTTCTCAACAGACCAACGTCCATTTGAGTCAGTATCAAGGTCAAAAGTTCCTGCGGATGTAGTGTTATGAGCTGCACCAGGTTTTGCGTTGGTGTAGATAGTTCTCATAACTTCGCGGTTAATTTCAGCCAAGATTTCACTTGACAGAATATTTGACAATTCTGTTTCAGCATCCAAACCGTGAACGGCTTTAAGATCCTGAGCTAATTCCATTGTGTACTCAGCTTTGAGTGCACGTGACTTAGCAGTAACAGTTACTTTGTCAATGGCAAATGCCATTTCATTTATTTCCACATCAGCTTCTTGTGTAGCTGTGGACACACCAGTACCAGTAGTCATACTAGCATCGGCAGGGTTACTGTTGGCGGAATGTGTTCCGGCACCAGAATGAGATGTGTCGGCTTCGTTATGACCAGCCTCTACTCCGGCTTGAGTTGTAATGTGAGACTTCATCGCAAAGATTAGTCCGGTAGGACCAGTCATCGGTTGAACTCCACAAACATCATAAGCAATGAGATTAGGCATGGCTCTACGAACCAACGAAATTAAAACGGGATCAACAGTATCAATGTTGCCACCTGTTTTGTTTGCGTGAGCCGCTTCTGAGATATTTCCAAACATTCCACCGTCTTGAGTGGCTTGCTCCCGCATAGCTTTCTCTTGGTTTTCCAAAAGAACTGCTGTTACGGCCCTCCGATAATTGTCTTTAATCGGGGGGAGATCTTCATGTGTAAGAACCGGACCCCACTTTTTCTGAAGGTCTTCAGCTAGGTACATTTTTTTCTCCTATAAGTTTATAAATTAAGAATTATAGCGTTTTATCGCTGATGTATAATGTTTCATATCTTCATGAAGTTTTTCTTCCTTTGGCTCATCAGAAACTTCAATTGTTTCATCCGTTTCTGTGATTTCTGAAGTAACTGCATCAGATTTAGGAAAATAACTTTCTTTAAGTACATTCAATTTTTCAATGTATTGTTCCGTGTTCTCAAATTCAATTCCTTCAGCCAACTTGGAGATTTTTTCCGATTCAGTATCGGCTAAATCTTTAGTTGCTGATTTAAGGGCATCTTCTTTTTTGAACTGGGCCAATTCTTTTTGGAGTTCTACTCCACGATTAATCTCTTCATCCAAAGAGGTTTCAAGGTCTTCAACTTTTGTGAATAAGTCATCAACCATATCAACTTTCTCTTCAGGAAGTTCAATGTAATGTTCTGTAAAGAGGGTTTTGAGTCCAGACATGAAATCTTCAACCAATTCGGAACGAATTCCTCTTTCGATTGCGAGTTCATTATCTTTCATCCACTCTTCTACAACATAAGTGAGATAACCGTCAACTTTTTCTGTAAGTTCTTTTTGGAACTCTTGAGAATTAGTTTCTTGCTCTTTTGATTGTTCATCCATTCGGGCATTAACTTCATCAACGACTTTGGCATGAACGGCGGCTTCGAAAATAGTCGTAGCCTTTTCTTTAAAGTCAACAGAGAGTCCTTCTTCATCTTTTGTCAAGGCTTCAATATCATCTTGAACATTAATTGGTGCAATATCTTCTGCACTAATTGCTTTGACACGAACTGGTTCTGCAACTTCCTCTTCAATTTCTTCAAGATCAGTTGCACCCATGATTTGTTCGTACTTAGATGCCAAATCAGTTTTCAACATTCCATTAACTTGATCATAGATGTTTTTCAACATTTGATTCTTAGTTGTTGGAATAAATGAAGATTTTAATGCTCCACGTTTTTTGGCTTTCCGGCCTCCTCGCTTTTTCTTTGCTTTGGCGGCCATTTTGTTTCTTTTCTTTTTCATAGCAGGCGTCATTTTCTTAGATGATTTTTTGTATGCTTTTCTTGCCAATGCACGTTCTTTTGCACCTTCTTCAACATCTATATCTTCAACATCAAACTCAGATTTTAATGCTGTGCGTTTTTTGACTTTTTTGCCTTTTCGTTTTAGCTTCAATTTTAAAGCTCTTTTCGCTTTTTTCTTCTTGTCACCTGCAGACATTTTCTTCGATGCTTTCGCGTAGGCTTTTCTTGCGGCTCTACGTTCAGCCGCGCCTTCTTCAACATCTTCTTCATCTTCATCATCGCCTTCTTCATCATCTTCTTCATCATCATCTTCTTCATCATCTTCTTCATCATCATCTTCATCTAACTCTTCATAATTTTCTGCGAGCCAATCTGTAAAAGCTTCTTCATCTTCGATGTCAACACCATCCTCGATTGCTTCTTCTTCGATTTGATCCCAATCATCTTCATATTCTTCCAATACGGCTTCTTCTGTTAAATTATCTGAAGAATCTTCTCCAATTTCTTCTTCTTCAGACTCTACTGATTTTAATTCTTCAGACATTTAGTCTCCTAATTTGTTCTAATTTAAGTGTTTTTACTTAGTGTATTATTTAGTAATTTTATAAACTTGACATAAACGTTTCAAAAGCATCTATCTGTGTTTTATCTAGATTTTTCCGAGAAAGTTTAATTTGTTTTTCGATTCGGGCAACATGGCGTTCATCTAGAATACCGTTATCCCATATCCATTCTTTTCCTTCCATAACACCATTAACAAATGCTGCAGGTGCAGAAGGATCGGCAACAATATCTGCAGCAGTTGCAAGATAAAAATCATCTTGTACATGACTACAATTGCGGCCCACAGGCTTTAAGGAGCCCATTCCTCTGGATGAGACACCCAAACGGGCGCCCTCATCGATAAGGTTCTTTACAATTTTACCATAAGGAGTGTCCAGTATTTTTGCTCGGCCTCTAAAATCATTTCCATCTTCTTTTAAATCTGTAATCATGTGGGAAACTCTCTCAAGATTGACTGTTGGTCCCTCTGGGTGTCCTAATTCACCAAAAGCTCTGTTTTGTTTGATGTAATTTTGTTCGTATCTCTTAGCTTCTTTTTGTAATATATGTTTAGGATAAACCCGACCATTGCGATTTTTTACATTGGCTTGCATGAATACACCCTCAATGAAGTAATTCTTCGCTTTTCCGGCACCCTCACATATAAATTCTACATCTTCTAATGTTTCGCATATAAGTCTCATGTTTCTCCTATCATGGGTAGTTACCTAGTTTGAAATCAACAGGGAATCCTAATCTTGCATTTTGTTCGTATTGTGGAACATCATATCCTGCCGCCTGTTTCTTACATTCCATTATAACTGTATATGAATCACCAGATGCATGTCCGGTTGTAGTAAATTGAATATCTCCTAGAACACCACCTGAATCACCAGTTGCATTTACTCCAATTCCTGGCCATTCATTTCCTGGCATTGACCAACTACCATTACCACTTAATTCTGCAATAGTAGTTTCTGCAGTAGATCCGTCCCATTGAACATCAACTGTAAGACCATTTGTTATCCACATTATCTTAGTAACTAAAAGATTGTAATCTAATTCTGTAAAGGCACCACTATTTGCAACGGTTTCTGTGTGTGTTCCTGATACTGCACCAACAATAGCATCACTATTGGACATGCCAGTATCGATTGCAGTTGCTTTTTTGTTTGTATTATCCCAACCAACAACCGTTACAGTAGTTGCGCCTGCTGTAAAATCAGTAACAATAAACGTTTCTGCGCCACCTGTTGTTATTACTTCTCCGATCTTAAATTTTTCTGTAGATGCGGCGGACAAAGTAAGTGTATGTTTTGCCCAAGTAAGTGTCGATACATCTATTTTCTTAACATCTGATTCTGTCGCATCAGAAAAAAACTTAGCAATATATTTTTTTTCATTATTTAATAGTACTTGTGTTTCAGCTGCCATCTGTTACTTCCTCTTGACTTTCCGGCTCTTTCGAGTCTGTATTCTGTTTAGTTAAAAAAGTTTGTGCGAAATCTTTTTTCTTGCTTTCTAATGATACCATCACTTTTTGTTGAAGTGCATCACCTATTGCGGTCTTTACTCCTGCGGCATCACTTTGTGCTGATAATGCTACGATATCACTAACTGTAGTTTCATTAGACATAAATTTCCTCTATTATTAAATATCTCTTATATTTATACTATTTATAAATTTTA